AATGTCAGGCCGGTGTATGTGTTGCCCTTGTTGTCCGTCGGCGCGATGAACGTCACATCGTCTTCTTGCGACACGGCTATGACGATGAGCGTCGCGCCGGTCGTGTTGATGGACACGCTTGTCCCGCCGGTCGGACCTCCGGGGATCGTGACGTTCGAGACGAGCGCGATGGCCATTTAGAAGTTGCCGGCGGTAATACTAAACGATGTCACGGAGACTGTCTGACCGACCGCGATGGAATTGTTGTTCAATACGAGGTCGGTCATCACGCCCTGCATCACGCAGACGGTGCCGGTGTTGTTGAAGATGCGCCACGACGCCGCCGTTCCGGCCGTGCCAGCGACGCCTGACCATGTTCCGGCGAGGGCCGTCACCGACGCCGCGGCGGTGCTGCCTGTCGTGATGGTCAGCGGTGGCGCCGGAAGCGTGATCGCGACCAGTGACCCGGTCGGGCCAGGGGTGGTGTCGGGTTTGGCGACCTGCGCGCCGGAGTAGATGACCAGACTTCCCGCGGTCGCGGTGCCGATATTGTTGATGAGCGCCTGTAGCTGGGCGGTCTGCGCGGCGGCGCTATAGAGCAGGGCCATTCGCTAAATCCTCGAACACAACAGGGTAATTCCGACATCGCTTAGCGTCGCGTCTTGCATCGGCGCGATGAGTTGCAGCACGTCGCCGGCGTTGAGCGTTCCGCCTGATCCGGCCAGTGTCGCGCTCGTGTTGGACGCGGGCGTGATGGTCACGGCGCCGATGGGCGTGACGGTCGTGCCGTTGACGATGCGGTTCAGCGAGAAGGCGGCGTTACTGGTGGCTTTTGTCGAGTCATAGATCGCCGTCCCGGCCAACGCGGCAGGCACCGACATGGGCATCGCGATGGGGGCGTTGGCGATGGCGCCCGAGGCTGGTTTCCCCGCGAGAACGAACGTCACGGTGACGGGCGGCGCGCTCGCCGTGTTGACGATCGTCGTCCACTTGGTGCCGTCCCACCGCCACGTCGCGCCGGCGGCGCTGAATATCTGGCCAGGTGTGGGACTGTCGGGGAAGTTCAGCATCTACTCCCCTGCCTCTGCCTGTGGCACGAGGGCGAGCGGCTGCTGCCCCTCCGCCTGCCGCGCGCATTGGCCCTGGATCGCCGCCATCAAAGGCGCGACGACCGCGTAGGCGACGGGCGCCTGCGCGATGACACGCAGCACGGTTTCCCACGTCTGCGCGTCGAGAGTGATGCTGATGCGGTCGGTCGGGTTCATACCGTCCTCACCTGTAACGCCGATCCGATGCGGTAAACGCCACGCACCGGCACGCCCTTTGACGCGGCATCAGCGTCGCTGGTGGCGGCGACAGGCAACGTGCCCAGGATGAGATTGTTGCCATCGCTGCTTAGCGTGATCTTCGCGGCACCACCTGTTCCAGCCGTATCCAATGCGAGCGTATGTCCCGTCGCGAGCCAGATCGCATTGGCCCCGGCCATCTGCGTCGCCGCTTTGGTATTTAGCGCGGCGATACTGAACGATGCCGCCGCCAGGATCATGTTCTTATACCAGCCGGTGTGGCCGCTGAACCGAAAGAACGATATCCCGGCGGTGACCTCCACCGGGTCCCCCGCCGCGTTGTCCTGGCCAATCACGAACGACATCACCGTGCGCCCAATAGCCGGTGTGTGATCGTCTAGTCCGTTGGCGAACAGATCAATTTCCATCGTCTGCATGATCCCGTCCTGGGACGATGGCAAACCAGTTTGGCTGCGTAACTCAAAGATGCCGCTCCAGGCATTACAGCCGGAGGTGCCGCCGGTCAGGATACTGTCGCGCACCTGTTGAGAGTAGAAACCGACATGCCCGTTGACGGTGTTATTTGTCGCGAAGTTGGACTGATTGAGTAAAGCCCAGACACCGTTGACGTTGCTGTTAACGTCGGTGAACCATCTGGCGTGGCGATATTGCGAGCCACCGGAATGATCGAGCCGGATGAACGAGTATTGCTGCGGATCGTCTGTCGTTGTCGTGCCGCCGACCTTGTTCGAGTATAGTGCCCCGGTGCCGTTGCGGGGGTTCGTCGGGTTCATCTCGAAACGGGTATGACCCCCGAGCGATGTCCCTCCGACGAGAAACTTACTGGTGGTATTCGCTGCCACCGTGAGGGCGTCGTTGAATATCGTCGGACCCGTCACCGTCCCGCCCGAAAGCGGCAGGAAACTCCCCTCCAGCGTGCTCGCGTCGATGCTGTTGGCGGACACCCACTGAACCGACGAACCGTCATCGTAACGGACGAACAACTGGCCGGAGTTGCTGTCCCACCATAACGGTTCGTAAACAGTGGAGGACGGCGCCGTGCCGACGACCGCGCCGCCCATGCCGGGACTGCCGGGTGGTCCTGATGGTCCGGGCGGTCCCGGTGGCCCAATCCACCGCGCCGGGTCGGGTGGCCCAACAGCGGTGCCGGGATAGTCGGAATATTCGAGTCTATATTGAACGGTCGCGGGTGCGACCGTAGCGGATGTGACTGAAGGGTAGCCATATTTGAGCCGATTGCTCATGCTACCCTCCGCGCGTTTTCGCTGCTATACTTGAGCGAACGTCTGGACCGCTGGAAACGGCCCAGACGCTCTGACCAACAGACCCTTTCATGGAGGATCATATGGCTATCAAGACATTGCCACCCCGCGCGCTGCTCCACCAATTGCTGCGGTATGACGCTGAGACTGGCGATCTCATCTGGTTGCCCAGAACCGCGGAAACGCTCATTCAAAACCGCCACAGAGAGGGCTGGAACAGCCGGTATGCGGGAACTGTCGCCGGGCACGTCAAACCCCTCCCGGACCGGCGTGGCTATGTGCACATCGCCATTCAAGGAACCATTTTCCGAGCGCATCGCATTGTCTGGGCTTATGTTCGTGGCGAACCCGTGCCCGACATCATTGACCACATCGACAACGATCAATTGAATAATCGGATCGAAAACCTCAGAGCAGCGACCGCGTCGCAAAATCGGGGAAACAGCTTCATGCGTCGAAGCAGCACGAGTGGCATAAAGGGGGTCAGCATCTCCCCCTATGGCAGGTTTGTGGTCCACATCCGACAAGAAGGCCGAGAGATCTGTCTCGGATCGTTCGTCACCAAAGACGAAGCTATTCGCGCTTACGAAGCAGCCGCCGTCAGAGTGTTTGGTGAGTTCGCGAGGGTGCATCATCACTAAAAGTAATCCACGACTACGCGCTCGCCGCTCGTCGGTAGCGCCACGTAACGAAATATCGCCACCATCGCCATCGCCGCGTCCTTCGGATCGGTTTTACGGTCGAACAGCGGCGCGAGCGCATCGGCGGCGAGAACGACATAGGAATTTCCCACGGCGTCCGGGATGTCCTGGGAACTCCATCGCGCGATCCCGCGCATCGCCAGATCATTGTGAACGTCCATCACTGCCTGCACGGCGTTGTCGTCCGCCGACAGCACCATGGCGCCCTTCCGCACCCGCGCCTCCAGCAACGCCAGCGCCGCCGGGTCGGACGCCTTCCCGAAGCTGGTCGCCATCTGGCCAGCCGCGAGTTTTACGACCTCCTCGACAAACGCACGCGGCACGGCGGCCCCGTCCCACCAGATGACGCCCTGAGCGTCGAGCGCCGCGTGAACGGACGCAACCTTGTCCAGCGCCAACGCCTGATCGCTGGCCAGCGGCGTTTCGTCCGAGGCGATGACGCCCAGTTCGACCAGGGCCATCGTCGCGATGGTGGCGGCGGGGATCATTTCGGTCAGGGTCGGTGAATCATCGAGTGGAACGACCCGGACGCCCAGCAGGCGAAGGGCTTGCTGGGCGATCGTTGAGACGGGAACGGTCACACTATTTCCCTCGGCGCGTGCCCGCCGCGCCAGGGTCGGTAATCGTCACACCCACCGAGGGCGGTGCAGCCGTCGTCCCGGCGGCGTTGGTCGCCGACACGACACAGGTAGCCATTTTACCCGCGTCCGCCGTCACGACCGGGCACGTTTCGCCATCGCTCGCCACATCCGCGCCGTCGAACTGCCACTGGTAAGCGTAAGCTGTCGGCTCGCCGTCCCAGGTGCCCATGGTGCAAAGCAGCGTGGCTCCTGACTGCGAGACGGCCGGAACCGCCGTATTGACCGGCGGGACCGAACCATCGGGGACGTTGGCCCCGGACAAAATACCAGCGGCGAGGCTGCTGATCTTTGTCGCGCGGCCCCGAACCAAACCGGCCGCCGCCTCGGCCGAAGCCGTCGCCGCTTCGGGGTCCGGCACCGTGGGTGGACCTGATGGCGCCGTTGGATCGAAGCCCAATGCCGTCAGATGCACGTCACGAGCCGCCGTGTTTTCCTCGATCGTCGCACCCGCGCCACCACGCGCGCCAAGCGAACCCGCGCCGTTGTAATCGAGGATGACCTGGGCGCCGACAGTTGACGCGGCCATCTGCGCCATCTCGTCGGCGGTGCGCGTGGAGATACGAACCACGTCCGGAGCGGCTTTAGGCGCCTCAGCCGTTGCTGTTTTCGTTGCCATGTTGAAATCTCCTTGTGGGGTTAGAGGAGGCGGCCCAGGCGTTGCGCATAGAGGATTGGGTCGGTGGCACGCTTACGATTGTTGCATTCAGAGCAGGCTAACTGGATGTTGCTGATCCAGTTCGATCCACCCTTGCTCAACGGCTGGATATGGTCTGCGTGATAGCCATTCTTCAGTGAGATACGGCAGTAAGAGCACTTGCCTTTCTGGGAAGCGTAGAGCGCCTGAATTTGTTCCCGCGTGTGACTGCCTTCGGCGGCGTGAAGTTTGGCTCGGTAGTTGCGGCCTCTTGTCCGCTGACCATCGGGATTGGCGGCGTTCCATTCAGCTACTCGCTGGACGATTTTATCCTTGTTCGCCTCGTAGTATTTCCTCTTGGTCTCCAGAGCACGTTCGGGATTTTGCTCTTTCCATTCCTTCGCACGCTTCCTGGCGGCTTCGGCGTTTGCCAGACGGTAAGCCTGGAGCGTGGCTTTCCCCTTGTCGGAAGTCTGATATTTGGCGACGCGTGCCTTGTGCGTCTCGGGATCGCGCAAGCGCGACTCACGTTCCGCCGCGTTTATCTTGTCTCGGTTCGCGGTCTTCCAGGCGTTTGCCTGTTCCCGGTGCGCCTGCGAGTAAGCCCGGCCCGCGGCTCGGACCTGCTCCCGGTGAGCGTCTTTCCACGCTTTCGTTCGCTCATTGCGTTCCGCGCGCTGTTCTGGCGTTTCGTCGTGATATAGCGCGATGGCGGTGATGGCGTTGCACGCGATGCACCCGCCATTCACGGACGTGCGCTCGCTTAGATGTCCGTGTTTACAGGGTTTGCCGGTGAAGAAACGCGTCAGGCCAGCGGCCAGGGCGTCGGCGCGTGTAATCACAACCCCGTCGTAGGGTATATATGGTTTAGCCATGTTCGGGCACTCATCCTGCTCAATGTGGTCAGAGGGCCAGTGGGTGATTGGACCCACCCACTGGTTCTCGTTAACTACCACACCATGATGTGCGTAACTAAGCATTATATTCGTTACGCATCCGGCTCGGCCGCGGTGTAGACCGTCACACAACCTGCGTCTACCGGCTTCGTCGTGTCCACGGTCGGATCGGTTCCGAACCGAAGCTTCCCAATACCCCTCATTTCTTGTATGCCCACGCCGTGCATATCGTTGTTGCGTGGGTGGAATGTCTTCGCCAGTGTTCGCGAGGCACTGACCGCCCAATTAAGGGCTGCTACCGGTCGCCCGGCAGACGAGATCATATCATCACCCCATTGGGGTGCCCGGCGCTTCGGGGCGCTTGCCCCTACTCCCTTGCGGGATGATCGTTGCACCTTGAACGCGGACTGGAACCGCGAACCTTGGCTCAGGATTGTCTCATATCTGGCCATGAGAGGTTCCCTGAGTTCACCGGGTTTGCAACCGCTCATCAATGAACGGTGGGGCCAATTGACCCGTAGTCACGTGTATTCGTTGTGCTTTTCATCCTTTGTGCCCACGCGACACCCAACGCCTGAGCCCCACACAGGACCGAGGCGGCCACGTCCACGGTGCCGCCAGCGCCCACGTCGGCGAGAACCGGCATCTCGGGGATTTCGCGGATGATCACGCCGTTCCAGAGGATGTCGCCGGCGGTGAACAACGGATTATCGCGGCCGCGATCCCAGGCGTATTGCATCGCGTTGATGATTACGGGGTCGGTCATCAAATCGCGGAACGGCAGGCTCGGCATGAACATCACGAACCATTCCTCATCATCGTTGACGCTGATGGGGCGGATGCGTGGTGAGGCGGTGCGCGCGATGCGTTTCGCCAGCGTGACGGTGGCGGCCGTCATCTTGCCCGTGGTGTTGTTGATCGTCGTCAGCGCGGTCGCCATGACACCGGAGACGGCGTTCGCCTTGCTGTTGCCAGCCAGGAAGCGGTCGGCGTTATTGACCATCCAGGTGTTGCGTTGCCCGGCGGTGGCGGCGGCGTAGGAGATTTGCACGTTGCCGTCCGCCGTGATGGCTTCCAGGCTGGTGATGATGTCGGAGCGCATCTTCTCCAATTCCCAGTTCATCAGCGCCTCGCGCGCCGCGTCCCGGAGATCGATCACCGACTTCTGCTCGTCCCAGTCCGAGACCGCGACCGCGTGGCGGAAGGCGGAGACGACGAGGTTCAGGCTGCGGGCGTTGAGGATTTCTTCGTTGCCCTCAAGGACGGTGTTTCCGGAGACACCCGCGCCGATCAGGCGGCGAACGGTCGGGAAAACCACGGTATCCCCAGCTTTCCGGGTGAGGTCTTCACGCACCTGGATCATGGAACCCATCGTGGTTCCCATGTATCTGGCGAACTGATTCTTCCGGATATACTCGCTGAAGAAGTCAGAGTCCCAGATAAGCGGAGTCAGTCCGGCTCTGGCCGGAGTCACATTCATGTCGGCGATGATCGCCTCCTGTCGCAGGGGATTTGATGGGACGTTAGGGAACGCCCGGTCAGTCCCCCGGCGACGAGGTCACGCTGCTTAAGGGCCAGCGGTGCCCAGCGCCCGAATCAACCCCGGCGACGGGTTGCCTTTGCTTCCGCGATACGCCCGATTATGCCCGGCGACGGCGGCGGTTGCTCTGGCTCGGCTTCCAGTAATCGAGACATGGTGAGACGGAAATCGGCTCCGTCCTCGTCCTCGGTCGTGGCTTCCACTATCAGCCTAGCATCGACGACCGATTCCGCGATAGCCCGTTGCTTTTCCCCGCTCGTCTCCGGCACGCGGCGTTGCAGGCGCGCGGCGTAGAGGATGGCGGTCAAGGTCGCGAGGTCAGCCACGCCGTTGCGGTCTCGTAAGTATATCCGCGAGACTCGGTGGCCCGGAAAATCCATTGGTGCCTCTAGGGGCGGCACTGCGGGCACTGGCTAAAGACGGAGGAAGGCCAGCCGCGGGCGATACACGCGGCCCCGCGCCACCCTCGGCTTCCCACTTAGCGCGCTCTTCAGCCGCTATCCTGGCCCGATAAGCCGCCGGATCGGTGCCGATCTCCTCGTGCAGCCGCGCCGTGGCG